TTGCTACCCGAACTATTATCCGCGTACCAAGTAGACCCTAAAACTGGTGAGGATGAATTAACTGAAATAGAGCTTGTTAGTCCAAATACTGCCCTAGAGTTAAGAAAATTAGCCAGTATTGTGTCCAACCCAAAAATGCTACATATGCTTTACCCTGATGTTTATGGGGAGAATGGACAAAATAACGAAACAACCGTCCCGTCAATTAAAGTGACGGCAAATGGTATCGTGAGAGAGGATAAACCTGTTCGGATATTACGACGGCGAATAGATTTAGATTCTATTAGAAGTCGAATATCTAAAGTAGAACAATCACGGAAGATGACCGACGTGGCGTACAACTATTCCGTAGCCATGCAAGAAGAGGCATTTACCGTAAAATTAACCACCTTGGGTATACCTGAAATTGATGACCCCGCGTCAGAATACTTAAGTAGACGAATATGTTTTAAGTATTATGACCCTCGATTAGCTAACGGGTCACTTCATTGGCTAAGTGGGGTGTATCAATTAACAGGATTCAAACACCGACTCAACCCATCGCAAGGGTTTCTCACCGAATTGGAGATGGTTAGACTTCCTAATGAGAGCCTAACTAATCTTAAGGAGATAACATAGTGCCTATTAAGAAAACTGATATCGAAGCTGCTGGAGGTTTAGCTAATTATGCGCGAAACACGCTTGATAGTATGCTTCCGTTTGGCGACGAGACTCCCGTACAAGAGGAAGTTACGTCAATAACTTCCCAAAGGCACGGCTTTTTTGCGCTAGGTACAGTAGTACAAACCCTTGACGACCAACGGGCGGGTAGAATTCGGGTTATCTCTCCCGCATTCCCGGAAGGCGCACAAACATGTGATTACGTCTCCCCCATCGCGGGCGCAGGATACGGGTTTTTCGCTGTCCCCGGAATAGGCGCAACAGTTCTTGTGGCTAGAGTAGCCGCCGACGACCCGCCTTCCCAAAATATCTGGCTCGGCTGTTTGTATGCTCCCGGTCAAAAAGAACTTCCCGACACCAAAACTCAACCTTATATTTTAGGGGACCCCTCACAGCTTACTAAAAATGAAGTAATGGATAATGGGGAGACTCCTCCTGATGACCCTATGCTCTCTTATGGAGTGCCGAATGAGTCCGATGTTTACCGGGATAATGACCTACCCGATTCTTTTGTACTAAAACATCCAAAAGGACACAGTATATCGCTAACAGATAAAAATACTTCTGAACGAAAAATAAATGAGATTAAATTAAAGACGGGAGGAAACAAGAGACTTATTATGAGCGATGCTCCCGCCCCCACGGGAGGAGAGAATATTACCCTCGTTGACGAGAACAATAATCAGATTAAAATCACCAGTGTTGGTCACGGAAACGTGGGCGACGATTCCATAATAACAAGCGTAGGGGGAGATGTAGAAGTAAGCACTAAGACTGGAGGTATGGAACATACTATAAGTCCTAAAAGCAAAAAAGACTTCTCCATAGACAACCTGGGGTTAGGGGATATTGGGGTCACTTCACATAATGGAAAAATCTCATTAGAAGCCGCCCAGGAAATAACCTTAAAATGCGGTAACTGTAGTATTACTATGACCCCTGACTCTATTAATATTAGTGGTCCTACTATCACTACCACAGGTGCCAACGTCAATACCACAGGTACCACCGTCAATATCACAGGTGGAAACGGTGACGTGATTGTCGCACAAACCTCTCTCAACCTACATACGCACCCGACATTACTGGGTATAATCCCAGGAGCTACATCACCACCATCACCGTAATCATGGTTACAGTCATAGAAAAAGAAATATACGGAAGCTCTCTTTGCTTTTGGGGGAATACTAGAGATGTTCCTGATAGGTATGCGGACGATTTGTCCACATACTTCGGACAGACGTACCAGTTAGACACGGTTTCTGGTAGCCAAATGGTGTATAGGAATAGAGACCCTCAGGCTAACGGAGCATTCCCCCCAACTCCAAAAATTATAAGCAAGTTAAGTATTGAACCTTTATGGACCTATAGTAATATAAATCCTAGCAGTGTTGCTGCTGCGGGAGGTCCGTACCCCGCATTTTTCGGGAATGTGAGAGTACAGCCTTATATTGCAACGCAACCTCTTAACAATCTAACCCAAAACTTCTTTGCTTTCTCCGCAAGCAATGATGTAGAGTGGAAACTGAATCAATGGGGTCCTACCGCTGGTCTTGAAGATGTTAACGATATACATTATGACGATAAATTCGTATTACAGCCATGGGAAGATTTAAAAATAAGACTGCTGAACGCTGATTTATCTGGAATACTACAGACCGTGTTTCCGGGCAATCCTGCCGTTGACGCCGTACGTCACCTTCAGTGGGTTGATAATTGGTATAACTCAACTCAGCCTGTCGCCAAGATTCGCATTGAACTTGATGAGTTTACCCCTTCTTCTCAATATTTCCACCGAGTAAGTCTTAACGATATTGAGATAAAGGGTGAGGTGATTGACGACGGCTCTTCGGATTACCAGGACGTAACCCTTTTAGATTTTCGCAGTACCTCCCCCACCCTAAACGAACCTCCATTTAACACCTCTTCGTTTACTTCTTTTAATTTAGAGAATTTAGATTTTAGAGGCGCATATCCCTGGGGAGGAATTTCCACAACCAAGTTCATGTACTCTATAATGTTGCACACCGAAGGTAATCCCTCCGCAACCAGATATATCAGAAAGTACGTTAGGTTCGCAGGAGGCGCAGCCTCCGATTTAGAGATAAATGGGCTCTTAAAGGATATAGGACCGTTGCTAGTAGATAAAGGACAGTGGCTGACAGTTAGGTTATATAAGTTTGAATCATCCATACCAAACGCAACAGAAGCTTACACTGCCAGACAAATGCCGGGATTTTGGCTCAACGGAACAATAACCTAAATATAATAGACTAATGACGTTATTCACAGAAAAATCTCTTAACTTAATGCCTTCACAGGTATTGACGGGGTTAAGTAATTCCTTAGTTGCAGATAAAGAATCTAAAAATGTTTCTTTGGCGGCAGCTAATAGCAAGATAGCAAAATTATCGGGAACGTCGGTACTTCGTAACCCGGTAGCAGGTAGAATTCAGGTTAGTAATAATGAGGGTCGCGCAGCCGCGACCATACAGGAGTCTATGAGCGCTCCCGCAAAATCATTTGCTAACGGAGCATCACTCCTAAACACTTCAAGCACGAACCCTAGTGACTCTCCTGTATTTGTTCCGGGAACAGTTCCTCCCGAAACTTCTTCGGACGATATTTCCGAAATGTCCGCAGAAGTAAACTCATACTTTGCGACCAATCAAGTCCCTACAAGCGACATAACCACTACTAAAATTTCCGCGCAACAGTTAGCAGCGTCCAAACTTTCTGTGGAGATTAAGGAGATACAAGAGACGATTGACTTGATTTCCTCTATTTTAGAACGTAGAGCAAACGGCGAGCTGCCAAACCCAGCTCTGAACTTCTCAGCCCTGGACTTGGATGCCATACCTGAATTTGCCAAAGAGAAACTGGATGCGGCTATAGAAAGCAACGAGAATCTTATTCAGAATAAAATTATTACTCCTTTTGTCGAAAATCAACGCATTCTAAACTCCCTTAGAGCACAGGCTTCGGGTACCTTGGGGGATTTGGACCCCGTGTTTGACCTAGATTTTGGTCCTCCTATCTCTACTACAGATAGGTTTGTGCTATCACAAGACGGTCTTTACTATAACTCTAGAACCAATAAAGTCCCCAACATAGTTCCGTACCCAGTGTCCGCTAGTATGTGGAATCTTCAATACGATTCCAATAGAGGAGGTCGCGGATTATCTTTTACGGAAGAGGATGGGGAGAGCACTGTAAACACTATTTTTGATTTAAACAAAGCATATCAAGGAGAGAACCCCAGAGTTAAAGATTTTTGTGAATTCGATGACGTTCTCCAGCAGTTTGAAGACGATAAACTATCTCACATGACTGAGGTTTCTGGATACATCAGCGAGATTCTAGCAAACGGATACGGGGCTACAGACGCGGTTGTTCAATCCTACACCGCGCAGTTGGGTGCGGTAGCATCCGTGTATGACGGAAAGATAAAAAAGAGAAAGAGACAGCTGGCAATTGCTGCGATTTATGGCAGGGACACTTTCCTAGTAACCAATAGAACTCACCCTCTCGGAGAAGGTCTATTCTTTCAGTACGAACCTCCGCGAGGCAAAGCTTTTGAGTATAAGTTACAGTATGAGGAATTGCCCGACGAATTAAAAACCGTAACCTTCTTCACCCTAGAAGGAGGTCAGACGGTCCCGTACAACACTAAAGCAAAAAAAGTAGTAAGTATTCCATTACCAGAGAATATTTTAGCGAAAGTTGGAAGGTGGCAGCAAATTCCACGAATCCCTATTAATGATTTCTCCTACCTAAAACAGTCGGATATTCCTCTGAATGTACAAAAAAATATAACTTTATTTTCTGAGGACCTGGACACCGTAATTGCTCCATACCAAGCCAAGTACGTGGTGGCTCCTACCGACCGACCAGTACGGTCTGTGGAATCCTTAGCAGTAGACCCGATTGGTTTGGGGGACTGGACGCACAGAGAAACTTCGGGAAGTTTAAGCGCAACAACGCCATTATATAAATCCCTGACGGATGACATTGTGAGTGATGGTCTATTGGTGTGTTACAATTTCCTAGACCCAGACGCCGTCACCCAACCGTCTGGAACGGTATACGCTTTAAATAATGCAGCTGAAGGTTCGACACGTCTCGACGCAAAATTAGTGGGGTGGGACAAATCCTTGGTATTCCCCTCAGGCGTTGGACAAGCTTATTTCGCAGGAACTATATTTGATGAACGCGCAACCCACAATCCTTTATGGGCTAACGTCTCTGGGTCTTATGTGAGACTACCTAACACTACAAGGAATTACAATTTACTTGAACCAAATATCCCATTCAAGGGAGTGAGACCTTTAGATAATTTATTCTACAGCCAGGAAGGAGTTTCTATTGATTTCTGGGCTTACGTACCTAAGATTCACGTAAGCATGACGGATACTCATAGGTACAAGTTAGTGTTTGCTAATGAGAACAGTGGTCCTGTAGCATCCGATTACGTAACCGCATCTACTCAAACGAAAGCTGGAGGCACTAACTTCGCTAGAACTATAGGTATGATAATGGGTTGGAGAGACCAGGGGTCGCCAGAAGCTAACACTCTTGGAGCATATGATTTTTATTCAAGTGGGTTGGAGTTTTGTATTGCGCCTACTGTAGGACAAAACCAATCTTATGCAACCACCCCACAGACTTCTTGGGGACATAGTGTTTGTTTAGCCGAGAGATGGGCTGCTTCCGCAGGAGTCGTGCCTCCTGTGGGAGAAACTACCCAAGTAGGAATGTTTATTCCCAGTTCGGTTCTAACTTCAAGTGGTTATGGAATTCATTCCGTTAGCGGGGGATACCACCACATTAATATATCTTTTGACTATACTAAAAATAAAGTGGATTTCCATTTTGATGGAGAATTACTTACTACCTCTTCATTAACTGACGTATTGGGGGGTTCCCCTAATGATACGGTGCTTCCAACGGCAGTAAAAATTAATCTAGAGGACCAAACTGATGTTATTAGCTTTAATGACCCCACGACCGAGAGCTTTTTAGGAAACACGGTTTATGATGAGAGGTGTACCCCGGAGCGGGTAGCATTCCCCGTATTCACCCCTTGGATTATTGGTGGTGGGTATACGGATAACATTCCAAGAATTCCTGGTACCAACTCTAGACCACAAGGGTTCTTAGGAAGCAACACAAATAACTTCCATCAGCAAACACAGAAAGGTGATTCCGTAAGTTCAATCACTTTGGGGAGCCTTGGAGATTATCCCGTGGGTCAGCACCACCCTCCCCTATCAGGAGGAACAGGAGGAACTGTATCCGGAAGAAGACAGATTCCACGTAGTGGCTTAGATGGATTTATCGGTAGTTTTAAGATTTATTCTCGACCTCTAAATACTTCTGAAGCTAAAATAAATTATGATAGCCAGAAAGGATTCTTTCACAATATCTTAATACCGAGCCCATAACAAATGACTAATTTCGATTTAACCTACGTAAAAACTAACGCCAAGAAGAATATTCTTGGTGTAGCATTCCCGATGATGAATCAGGGAATTGGAGGTTATGTTGCACAGAACGAAAATCTAAGGTCATTGAGAGATTGCGTTATTCAATTAATTATGACTGGAAGAGGGGCTAGAGTTATGAGACCAGATTTTGGTACTGACGTGAGAGCTTCCGTGTTTGAACAGTTTACTGATGACCTAATTGACACCTTAAGAAGTCAGATTCTAGAAACTATAGCTAAATATGAACCGAGAGTTATTGTTAAGCGTATTTCTTTGACTCCCGACTACGAAAACCATACTTTAAAAATAGAACTTTATATTACATCGAAAGATGATTTGCTAAACGGAGAACTGGTGGAGGTTCTCATATAATTATGCCAACTAACACTGACTATTCCCGTTATTTTCAAGGTCTGTATAATATATCAGGCTTTGATGGGACCATTGAGTCCGATTTTTTAAAGTTAGGACAGGTACCCGACGACCGAAAGTCCGACCTTATTGATTATAATATTAATGGGTTTGACGAGTACCGCACAGCGTTACAAAATTACCTAAAATCCGTCTACCCATTGGATTACAATAACTTCGCAGCTTCTGACTTAGGTCAGATGCTTCTAGAAATGTTCGCGTATATGTCTTCGGTTCTTGCGTTGCGGACTGATATGACAGCCAATGAAATGTACATTGATACTGTAAAGAACGAGGATAATCTAAAAAGGCTTTTGGAGCTTATTGGGGTTCGCATGAAAGGTCCTACCGCATCTAAAGCCACAGGACTACTAAAATTTCCAGATAATACCACGCCAAGTTTTCCGGTTGTGGTTAAGCAAGGCGACAGAACAATCGAAGTGCTTAATCAGCGAAGTAATGTTCCACTAACATATACTGTAACTAAGCAACGAACAGACGGAACGCTAGATTTATTTTCTAAGGACTTATCTTTAAATACTACTTTCGATTTTAATGGTCAGGTCGCAAGCAGTCTATTCTTGGTCGAAGGAGCGTTTAAGACCGCAAATGGAACATTTAGAGGTGGGGTTAAAACACGTCAAACTTTTGAGATTACTGATGGTCCCGTA